GCGTTCATTAGGCGTTGGTTTTATTGGACTTGCTCACTATCTTGCCAAGAACCATGTTAAGTATGACGATAAAGAAGCGCTTACATTGGTTGATGAAGTTACAGAGGCATTTCAATACTATCTATTGAAGGCAAGTAATACTTTGGCAGAAGAAAAGGGTCAATGTGATTACTTTGATAAAACAAAATACTCAGATGGTATTCTTCCGATTGACACATACAAGAAAGATTTAGACAAGATTATTAAAAGAAAGTTAAGTTATGATTGGAAGTCATTAAGAAAAGATATACAAGAACACGGACTACGACATAGTACACTTTCAGCACAAATGCCGTCAGAATCAAGTTCTGTTGTGTCTAATGCGACAAACGGCATTGAACCTCCGAGAGATTATCTTTCTATTAAGAAAAGTAAAAAGGGAACACTTAAACAAATAGTTCCAGATTATTATAGATTAAAGAATTTCTACACATTGTTGTGGGATATGCCTAGCAATGAGGGCTATATTAATATCATTGCAACTATGCAGAAATATTTTGACCAGTCAATAAGTGGCAACTGGAGTTATAATCCAGAAAACTATGCAGACAGAGAAGTTCCTTTGTCGATTATGGCAAACGACTTATTGACTACATATAAGTTAGGGTGGAAAACATCATATTATCAGAACACATATGATGCCAAACAAGATATAGATGAACCTGTTCATACTATCGGTTGGCGTGATAATGTAAAAGAAGAACCTTTAATGGAGATAGTAGAAGATGACCAAGAAGAATGTGAGGCCTGTGCAATCTAAAAACACCTACGGCCTTGTTAGAATGGATAGAACCGCTAAGATGTATCAAGAGTTACAAAAGAAAGAAAAAGAAACACCCCCACGACCACTATGGAAAAGGGATTACGCTAAATAAAAGTTTTAAAATGTGATTGGAGAAAATAATGAGTTATATTGAACCTGCTATAAAATTAAATTTTGATGATGTTTTATTAAAACCAAAACGAAGCACACTAACAAGTCGTGCAAGTGTGGATTTGAATAGAAATATATCTTTCCGATATTCTCCTAAAACATTTGCCGGTGTTCCTATAATGGCGTCCAATATGGACGGCGTTGGCACTTTTGAAATGGCAAAAGTATTACAGAAATTTGATTGTTTGACAGTCATTAAAAAACATTATACTTTAAAAGAATGGGAAGATGCAATTGGTAATGGAGTAAGTTTAACTCATATTGCAGTATGCACAGGGTCAAATATGATTCACGACCCTAACGCAGAAGATTACCACAATATGAAAAAGATTTTAGAGAGATGGCCTGATATTGATTATATTTGTATTGATGTTGCGAATGGTTATCAAGAGGCATTTTCTAGTTTTGTTGCAAAAGTAAGAAAAGAATATCCAGACAAGGTCATTATTGCAGGTAATGTTATCACTCCTGAAATGACAGAACAACTCATTATAAGAGGTGCAGATATAGTTAAGTGTGGTATTGGACCAGGTTCGGTTTGTACAACACGAACTATGACAGGAGTTGGTTACCCACAAATATCAGGAATAATGGAGTGCGCTGATGCGGCTCACGGATTGGGCGGTTCTGTTATTGCAGATGGTGGTTGCAGAACTCCAGGAGATGTTTCAAAGGCATTTGCCGCTGGCGCTGATTTTGTTATGTTGGGCGGTATGCTTGCTGGACATAAAGAATCTGAACTAGAATTAGTAAATGGATCCTATGAATTTTATGGTATGTCCTCTGACCGTGCAATGGAAGAACACGGTGTCAGAAAAGACGGATATAAAGGTGCAGAAGGAAAAGTAGTTTATTTGCCTGACAGAGGTCCAGTTGAACACACAATAGAAGAAATCTTGGGCGGAGTCCGTTCTACTTGTACATATATAGGTGCAGACAAAATAAAATACTTGCCCAAGTGTGCTACATTTATACAAACAAGACAAATAATTAATACAGTTTTTAATCAATATGAGTAAACTATCAGACAACGCAAAGAATAAATCGTGGAAATACAGGGAGTTTTGGAATTCATTGCCAGATATGGTTAGTAGTGAAGATTACAAAACAGACCATTATGATTTATTTAAGAAACTTAACCCATATAAGAAAGTAAAGGACAAAGATTATGAGTAAAACAATGATACCCCATGTTAAATTAAAAAGAGATGCTAATAAAAATGTTATCTCTAAGAAAAGGTTTAGTCACGGAACTTTCCGTTGTAAAAGACACCCAAACAGCAAGAGATGCCAAAATAATGCCTAAAGTATTCAACACAAAAGAAGTCGATTGGACTAAACAGCCTATGTTTTTTGGTTCAGAACCAAATGTCCAACGATTTGACCAACAAAAATATCCCATATTTGAGAAGTTAACTCAACAACAGTTGGGATTCTTTTGGCGTCCAGAAGAAGTGTCGTTGCAGAAAGATAGAAATGATTATCATTTATTATCAGAAGAACAGAAACACATCTTTACTGCTAATCTAAAATATCAGACATTATTAGATAGTGTTCAAGGTCGTGGACCTTGTCTAGCACTTTTACCACATTGTAGTTTGCCCGAATTAGAAGCTATGATTGTTGCGTGGGATTTTGTAGAAACAATTCATAGTAGGTCTTATACTTACATAATGAAAAATGTTTATTCAAATCCAACTAAAGTTTTAGACACTATCGTCCAGACACCAGAAATTGTGGCAAGAGCAAAAACTGTAACAGAATCATATGACAGGTTTATAAATAGCGCACATCATTTTCATGGCACTCATAAATGGATAAGAGAGGAGAGAACCTATCCTTCGGGTCGAAAATATTATCCTATAACGCCTGATGTAGAATGGTATAAAAGTGAAATGAAGGATTTGAAGAAACTTCTATATCTAATGCTTATCAATATTAACATACTAGAAGGCATTAGATTTTATGTTTCATTCGCCTGTTCGTTTGCATTTGGTGAATTGAAATTGATGGAAGGTAGTGCAAAGATTATTTCATTGATTGCGAGAGATGAAAACTTGCATTTGGCGATGTCGCAAAACATTATAAATAACTATCGAAATAAAGAGAACGATAAAGAGATGTTGCAAATTATGAAAGATTGCGAACAAGAAGTTTACGATATGTACGATACTGCTGTTCAACAAGAAAAAGATTGGGCAGAGTATCTCTTTAAAGATGGTTCAATGATTGGTCTGAATGCTACTTTGTTGAATCAGTATGTGGAATTCATGGCCAATAGAAGAATGAGGGCGATAGGTTTAACTCCAAAATATGACCAACCAATGAGAAACAATCCACTCCCATGGACAGAACATTGGTTAAATAGTCGTGGTTTACAGAACGCACCACAAGAAACGGAGATAGAAAGTTATGTTGTGGGCAGTATCAAACAAGATGTTGAATCAACAAGTTTCGAGGGATTTAAATTATGAGTGTAAGACCAAAGTCAGTATGTGAGCATTGTTCTGCAACTTATATTATTATACACGAACTGCCAGAAGATATGTATACAGAACAGTATTGTCCATTTTGTGGCGAGGAGCACGAGGACATTGAAGAAGATGTGTTATTAAATGAAGATTGGGATTGATTATAGTTTAAGCTCACCTGGCGTATGTGTTAATTCAAGTGAAGATGAATTTCAATATGAAGATTGCAAATTCTATTTTTTAACAAACACAAAGAAATACGAAGGCATTTTTAAAGAAAAGATTGCGTTTGGAACAAGCGCTGTTGAGTATATCGGTGCGCCTCACAAACCATATAGTAGTGAACCCGAGAGATATAATAACATTGCGAATTGGGTGACTGACATAATTAAATCCCAACCTCAACTGATGATTGGCAAGCTTTGGGAGAAACAACCAATAATTCAAATAGAAGATTATTCATTCGGTTCCACGGGAAGAGTATTTCATATCGCAGAAAATCTAGGGTTATTAAAATATAAATTAAAAATTGAGTGTGGTTGGGATTATACTTTGATTGCACCTTCTGTTATTAAGAAGTTTGCGACAGACAAAGGTAATGCAAATAAAGAGATGATGCTTCACGCATTTCGAGAGGATACTGGAGTTAATCTCGAAGAATTATTTGAGTCGAGTGTAAAATCACCAATTTCAGATGTAGTGGATGCGTATTTTATCTGCAAATATCAAGAAAAATAGAGTCAAGTTTTTTATTTTTCTAAATATAAGCAGATACAACCTAAAAAGTGCGTATCTAATCCGAAATTTGATTTGATATCTCAAGCTTCATAAACTCAAGGCGTGGAAAATGACAAAACTAAAATTATTCTATACTAAAATCCTCTCATTCTTTAAAAAGAACGCAGCTTCATCTCAAAGCAGCGATGATGATGATATTTGGTTCAGAATACCGTTATAATTCACGCCTAAGAGTATCTTATTTTCAAAAAAATATACAATTATCTTAATTTTTACGGGTTATTCCTGGAATAACGCTTGACTTCCTTCCAGAAATCGAGTATAATATACATTAAGGAACAAATTAGGAGATAACATGAAAAAACTAATCGCTATATTTGTAGCATCTATTATTTCAACAGTATCATTAGCACAAAACCCATATCCAGTCGATAACGCAATTGTATTCGACCATTATAATGGTGTTATTAAACAGGTGCCTTATGATGTTGAAGTGTGTAAACGAGTACGACAAGGCACAGGTGATGGTAGTGCTACTAATGAAATCATTGGTGCAATCTTCGGTGGTGCAATCGGTAACCAGTTTGGTGAAGGTGATGGTAAAGATGCAATGACTTTAGCAGGAATGTTTTTAGGTGCCTCTTTGGCGCATGATGAAGAACTTGCTCAAGGACCTGGAGTAATTACTACCAAGTGCTATATTGAAACAAGATATGAAGAAGCTGTACACAGTCAAGTCTACAGCCATTCAACACTAACATTTAAAATCAAGGGCAAAAAGTACAGAGTTGATTTTATAAAATAATGAAAGATTATGACAGTAACAGTTTACAGTAAACCTGCTTGTCAGTATTGTGGTAAGGCAAAAGCTTTATTAACTAGCCTTGGATATGAATATACTGAAAAAGTGGTTACTAAGGACATTTCTTTAGAGGAATTCTTTAAAGAGATAGGTAAGACCGTAAGAACAATACCACAAATTATGATTGATGATGAGCATATTGGTGGTTATAATGAACTTATGGAGTTTTTTGCAGACCAAGGTAAGATTAATTACAAAGGCGACCTTATATAATGGAAGAAAAACTTAGTGGGAGAGTTTTTAAAAAGATAACACCAAGATTTGATATTACTTGGTATCTTAAATGGCTTTCAAGTATTTTTATTCTATGTGGTATGGCGCTAATTAGTGCCGGAGTCTATCCCCTATTACAACTAACAATCTCACTAATCGGTGTTACTGGTTGGGGTGTGGTTGGTATGATATGGCACGACAGGGCATTAATTTTTATTAATAGTGTAGCAGTTTTTATCTATACAACTGGTATACTGAAACTTCTTATAACAAGTGAGGTAATATAATATGATGACAGAAGAAGAAAAGCAAGAAAAAATAAACAAACGGATGGCGGCTCTCCGTGCAAAAAGAAAACCACCAAAACTAGCAAATGTACACCACACGGTGAAAGCATTACCAGATGATGATACACTTTCTTATGCGAATGTCAGAAAATGGATAAAAACACAAGAAGGTATTGTTAAGTCTGCTAGGATGGTTGAACGCTCAAGAAGCAACGACATATCACAAAAGGACAAAGATAAGGCAATGAGAACTAGAATTGGTGCTCAGGCCTACATTCGTTCTATCAAAAACTATATCAGCACAGGCGATTGGTCTACCATGTATTATGGTGAATATGAGGACCAATTAATGCAATGGGTAACTGTTGCTCCAGCGGGTGAAAAGATATAAATAGTAATAACAATTAATAAAGAACTATGATAACTGTAACAGATACCGCAGCTCAAAAAATACTTTCATATTTAGATAAGAGAGAAGGAGAACTAGGTTCTGAAGGACTAGGATTACGCATACGAGTAAAGGCAACTGGTTGTACTGGATTTGGTTATGTTATGGAAGAGGAAACTAAACCTTCTTATGTTTGTAGAGATTTAGGTGATACCATCTTCCATGATAAGATGGTTCCTATTATTGTTGACGCTAAAAGTTTGGCGTTTGTTGATGGTACAGAAATAGATTACAAAATAGAAGGTCTTAATGAGGGCTTTGAATTTAATAATCCACAAGAAAAGGGAAAATGTGGATGTGGAGAATCTTTTAGAATATAGGAGACCAAAGTGGCAAAAAAAGATGATGAGGGCAAATTAGAACTCTCATTACGAATATTGGGTAATGAAATAATTGGTTTTAAAATGGTAGTAGATGATTTTAAAATGAAATGGATGTTATTGGGCCTAATAGCGGTTGGTGCCATATCATATATAATGGTTTCATTCGGACCACAATTAATGGAGACATTTCAATGATAGAATTTAAAGAATATCTAGCAGAAGGCGTTTACGACAGAAATATATTCAAAGCGTTTTTCTTAGCAGGCGGACCTGGCTCAGGCAAATCTTGGGTTTCAGCAAGAACATTGGGCGGTGCAGGATTGAAAGTAATCAATAGCGATTCTGCTTTTGAAATGTTGTTAAAAAAAGAAAGAATGAGTTTAGATTTCAAAGGTTATAGTGAGAAAGAACTTATACGCCGAGATGAAATAAGAGCAAAAGCAAAAAGAATGACAGCATTGAGTTTAGGAAAAGCAATAGAAGGTCGTTTAGGTCTTATTTTAGATAGTACTGCAAGAGATGTTCCACGAATAGAATCTGAAAGGGCACATATGGAAGCTATTGGTTATGACACTTTTATGGTGTTTGTCAATACAACATTAGAGGTTGCATTGAAAAGAAATCAAATGAGAGCTAGAAAACTTCCAGACGCTATTGTAATATCAAACCATAAACAAGTACAAGCAAACATAGGCAAATTGCAGAATATGTTTGGTGCTAATAATTTTAGTATTGTTGATAATAACAAAGTAAAAGAAGATGTTAATCCAAAAGTCTACAAAGCAGTAAGAAAGATGGTAAATCGGGACCCACGGTCAAAAGCCGCAAAAGATTGGGTTGCAAGAGAACTCGCCAAAAAGAGTGGTAAAGCAGGATTTTGGTCTCGGTTTAAGAGTAAATATGCTTGACTTCCTTCCAGAAATAGTGTATAATATAGTTATATTATGATGAAAAAAGGTGATAAATTATGGTAGTAGATGTAGTAGAAACAGATATTAATGGCGTTCCTTTCCTATACGAGAACAAAGATATATTAGCTTTTGAACCTGACCCAAATCAGTTAGAACCAATCGAAGATGAAATAGACGATTGAATAAATTATGATTATTGTTGATTTAAATCAGATAATGATTTCTAACCTGATGGTGCAAATCAATGGTAGAAATGCAGCCGAATTAAGTGAAAGTCTTGTTCGACATATGGTTCTAAACTCACTTCGAGCACACAATAAAAAATTCAGTAAAGAATATGGCGAAATGGTTATCGCTTGTGATAGTGGTAATGTATGGCGCCGAGAAGTGTTTCCAAATTACAAGGCTGGTCGAAAGACAACCAGAGAGAAATCAGGACACGATTGGACTACAATCTTTGAGATTATGTCCAAGATTAAAAATGAACTAAAAGAACATATGCCGTATAAAGTCGTTGAAGTTGATACGGCTGAAGCAGATGATATTATTGCAGTTTTAGTTAAAAAATACATAGGCCAGAAGATTTTGATACTATCTGGCGATAAGGATTTTATCCAATTGCATCGGAATCAGTTGGCACCAAGCAATAATCATGTAAAACAATACAATCCTGTTCTTTCAAAGTTCGTAGGAAAAGGGGAGACTCCGAGTATATATATTAAAGAGCATATATTAAAAGGGGACCGTAGTGATGGAATCCCAAATGTATTGTCAGATGATAATGTTTTCATTGAAGGTAGGCGACAAAGACCTTTAACTAAAAAGAAAATAGAATCGTGGGTAAATGAAATGTTTATGACATTTACCGAAGAAGAACAAAAGAATTACGACAGAAATCGAAAATTAATCGATTTAAGTCTGATACCGCCAGAACTTGAGGCGAAAATATATAATGAGTTTGACGAAGTTAAAGTAGCACACAGAAGTAAAATTCTCAACTACTTTATTACAAGAAAGCTTAAAACTTTAATTGAAGTTATAGACGAATTTTAACTTCAAAAGAACTGTTAAGGAGAACAAAATGGTTATAATACGAAGAAACGAAGATGGCTCTATTATAGAAGAGCAATCAACAACACAATCCCACCCAGCGTTAGCAACAAAACAAGGAATGCAAACTATGTCCGATATGGGCAGAGCAGTTCCGCCTTTGTTTAGTGAAATTGCCACTAAGATAAACAACGCTAAAGACAAACCACGAAAATTAAAAATCTTGCAAGAACACGATTCGGTGCCTTTAAGACAGGTTTGCAAAGGTGCGTTTGACCCAAACATAGAATGGTTGTTACCACCAGGCGATGTGCCATTCAAAGCAAATGATGCTCCAATAGGAACAGACCATACTTTGCTATCACAAGAAGCAAAGCGTTTGTATTTGTTTACTAAGGGCGGCGATAATAGTTTATCAAACACAAAGAGAGAAATGCTCTTTATACAAATGCTTGAAGGACTTTGTGCTGAAGAAGCAGAATTTTTAATAACTGTTGTAAACAAGAAAGTTAACAACAAATACAAGGGATTTACTGCAAATTTAGTAAAAGATGCGTTTGACTGGGATGACAACTTTATGAAAAAAGAGTAAGGTAAATTATCCTATATAATGGCTCTATTTAAAGCAAAAAAGTGGCACGGCGTCAGAAAAAAGACTAGTATCGGTAGACGATGGATTAAGACCTCGTCTATGAATAAACGCAAAAGAGCTTCTTTTAAGAGATATCGAGGGCAGGGGTGAAAGACATAGACACTAAAATAGATGCTATAAGTTTTTTTACAGCAGTTGTAATAGTAATGAGTTTGTTATTTTTTGTTTCTGCACACGCTGTTGAAGATAATCAACCAATTATTGTAA